ACGTCAAGTGGTATTCATGCTTGGCATAACGACTATTATATTCGTCGTCTTCGTGTTGGAAAGAATGAGGCTATCTATTCATATCTCGTCAATAACCTGCCTGATTTGATCGAAGACTGCCGTTTCCGTCCGCACGACACTGCTATCCTATCTGTGCCTCAAAAAGCTCCTGAAGGGGCTATCACACGCCATGAGAGCGCACTTGATTTGCTCGAGAGAGTAAAGAAGGTTTCTAACGAATGGATCAAGTCTGGTCACAAGAAAGGAAACAACACACACAATGTTTCAGCAACCATTACCATTAAGGATGACGAGTGGGAAACTGTTGGAAATTGGATGTGGAAAAACCGTAGAGTATATAACGGATTGAGTGTTCTACCTTATGATGGAGGAACATATGTGCAGGCCCCATATGAAGATTGCGACAAGGAAACTTATGAAAAGATGCTCTCTTTAGTTAAAAACGTGGACTTGAACCTAGTTATAGAGACAGAAGACGAAACTGACTTAAGCGGAGAAATCGCATGCGGTGGCGGTTCTTGTGAAATCTTTTAACAGGAGAGATATATGAGAGATCAATTAGAAAAAATTATTCACAACTTGAAAGAAGTTATGGAAGACCTCGATAAAGTTGAAGCAGGCGCCTATGGCTATAAGTCAGCAGCCCCTCGAGCACGTAAGGCTCTGATGGAAGCTTCAAAAGAACTCAGAGATGTTCGTACCGTCGTTCAAGAAGTGAAGAATTCTCACGAAGATAAGTAATTTTTACTTGACAAACACCACTGAACGTGTTATACTATAAAGGTATAACACGTTTTTTTATTAGGAGGCTATATGCAATTTAAACCATTTAACAAACACTTACTCATCAAACCACAAGAGCAAGAGCAAAACAAAGAGAATCCGTTGTTCGTAATGCCCGATGAGTATCAACCACCAAAATCACCATACGTCATCGCTGACGTCATTGGAATGTCTGATGACTGTACTATCGATTTACGTCTTGGAGACACCATTGTAGTGGAAAGAACCACAGTTCAAGAGATAAAAGCGGATTCTCAAACTATTTATGTGGTTAAAGAAAACTACGTATATGGGAGAACTGGGAATGAAATTCAAGATCAAACTGATTGAAGGGAAAAAATCAAAGTACAACAGAGTGCTGGATATTTTAAGAGGTCAAGACCCAACAGTAAACACTATTACGATTATGTCTGGTCAAAATCCTGGGGCACAACAGATGTATGAACCAGTTAATAAAAAACTGAAAGGCGATCTTGAAGATAGAATCAGAGAAATGAATTTGCCTAAGCCAATTCGAATTGGTGGAAAATTTATGGGTGTCTTCGAACAGTCAGTAATTGTATTGAATCCGAAACTCCGTGAGATCGCAAAACTCAATAAAGAGTTTGGTCAATGGGGCTTTCTTTGGGGAGAAAAATTTACAATTGCACCTGGAGAATACACAATGTTGTTCACAATGTATCAAATTGATTATGAAGGAGATCGACTCTTTTTCCAAGCAAAAGGTTCTGTTAAAACATCTGATGTGCTTGACGACAATCAGTTGAAGAATGTGACTAATGATTTCTCTTTCATACCAAAATCTCAACAAGGTGATGATCCCGAAACAAGAATCGGGAAGAAAGTAAATATACCGGTATTTGAAGAATACAAGAAAAGAGGAATAGATGACTGAGATTGAACTATATGGCGACGGCATAGGCAAAGTATCATACATCCAACACGTTAAGATGATCGCCAATGCGGCTCGTGTTTCCTTTGGTCAAGACAATACAAAGCCACTGACTTTAAGAGACGAGAAATTAATCAAATATTTGATTGAACACAAGCACACATCCCCATTCGAACACAACTCTATTACGTTCATGTTTGAAGTGCCGATGTTTGTACGCTCTCAGCACATGAGACATAGAACGTGGGCTTATAACGAAATTTCTAGACGCTATACTCAAGTAGATCTTAGATTCTATGAGCCAACCACATTCAGAACTCAACACAAAAGCAACAGGCAAGCGTCCAATATAAATGATCAGAAAGATCCAACAATTGCACCAATGTTTTTAGACACATATTCGAAATCCAGTGATGCGATTGCGAAATGGCATGATTACTCATTGGACTTGTTTGACCAACTACTGGATGCTGGAGTTTGTCGAGAGCAAGCAAGAGGAGTTCTTCCTCAAAATTTATACGCCAAATACTACGGCACCGTGAACCTATCGAACCTTCTCAAATTCATTGACTTGAGACTTCACGAAGGAGCGCAGTGGGAAATTCAAAAAGTCGCACAGGCTTGTTTGGAGATCGCAGAAGAAATTTGGCCATATTCTATAGGCGCATATCGTGAACTACGCGGATCCTAAATTCGAAATGGGAGACCTTGTTCTGTTTTGTCAAGAGACAGTTGGGGAAATGGTGCCTAGTTTGGGTATTATAGTGTCTGAACCAACACTACTGTTTAGCCACAAATGGCCGAACGAAGAAGAGAATGAGAACTTTTGGTCTTATGATGTTAAAGTTGAAAATACTCTATTTAAAATGATTCCGGAGACATTCCTGAGGAGACTAAAAGATGAAGATGAGACTGAAGATACTTAAAGAAAGTAGATATACTGGCTTGTATGATGTCGCTGGTATACAACCTGGCTCAATCGATTTGTTTATCAAACATTTCGTGGATATAGGCATGGATGTTCAGAATAAGCGACGAGAATTTTTCACTAGCACATTCGGAGATCAAATTGACTCTCTTACGGACACCGATATACCTAGAACCTCTGCTAGAGGATATGGATCCGCCTTAGATAAAGTAAAGGTAGCTTTACGTTCCGGAACTTCACACTGGTACAATCAAGTGTTTGGATCGGACATGGCTGACTTTGTTATTGAAGCAAAAGTACTTATGTATCTCACTGAACTTGCAGAGGGATTAGAAAGAATTGGATATAGCACAATAACAGGCGAAGAGTTTAACAAACTTCCCACAGAAGATAAAAATCTGGTATTCGAAAAGCACTTCTTGGAAGACTATCTCGACAGTTTCATTAACGATCATGTTAAGATGGGCTCAATGAATACCACTGGATTCTTAGATAATCCCGGCGTAGGAGCAGGACTCTATGGTCAAATGAAAGACTGGTACATGTCTACAGCAGGAGCAGGCGTTCTCGGTCAAAAGATCAAAGAGTTGCTTCCAATGTTACCGCAGAGGGCAGCTTGAGACAGAAACTCGATAAAGTTATAGTTGGCGGGTCTTTGGAGTCCATGTTATATGCATGGCGCACACAGACCAAAATTCTAGTGAAGGAAAAGAAGTATGTTTTCCGATTTTGTGAAAATTTTTTTCCGACCACTTTTCCAGATTTTGAATGTGAGAATCCCAAGAGACTGTCTTCGAACCTCTCGTTTGCCCTCTCCATTGGAGGATTGATGCCCTATGGTGGAAATATTGAGAACATAAGGCAAGAAGACGACTGTTTGAAGATCATAACTAAGGGCAACCGACGTGCCGAGATCGAAGCACGAGAGATTATCCACTTTGACAAGTATTTGAAGGATTATTGGGTTTATGACTTTTTTGATTCTCGACAAATGCGAGCGCACGAAGTAAATGAGATTCTAGACGATACCGATGAATTCGTCAAAAAAATTAATTTCTATATGTCTCCAAGAGCCGCCAATGGTACAACAAAAGACTTCATAGGAAGCTCAAATTTGTCTCACAAGCAGCTTTTGAGCCCTGACTATGGTCCTGGTATCGCAAAGCTAAAAGTCATGCGTATGCTCAAGAGCGCTGGCTTAAAAGGTCCTTTTTCACAAGTGTACAAAGGTAAAGAATATTACAAGAAGCCAAAGATAGAATTTCACAAAAGAGTGATAGCTCAGATGTATGAGCCTCTCTATGATTTTGAGACAATACATAATATGGAACAGCAAAAGGAGAAAGCATGGAAGACGTTCGAGACCTTGAAGAAGAAGGGAGAAATCTTGTAGGCATCATTCCGATCGCTGGACACGAATCTTTTGATTTTGGTCAACCATGGCCCGACTGTATGATGCCGATCGCACCAAACTTCAACCTTATCGAAGCAGCAGTAGCTGAGTGTGCTTGGGCTGGATGCAAGTCAATCTGGATTACAGTAAATCATGACTTTTGCAAATATATACGAAAGAGACTTGGAGACTGGTGTTTAGACCCTGTATGGTCACATAGAGTGTTCGACAGAAACATGGGAGAGTCTAAAAGACGGATTCCAATATACTATGTGGGAGTCAACCCGAAAGACAGACACAAGCGTGATTGCACCTCGTGGTCGGTCATACACGGCGCTCTGTGTGCTTTTAAGACGCTGCAGGCTTTGTCTAAGTACATGATACCCTCAAAGTATTATGTGTCCTTCCCGCACGGATATTTCCCTGCATATCAACTGCGAGAACATAGAAAGATAATCAACTCAAAGCAAAACTGCTACATTACATCTCACGGAAACTCTGTGAAAGATGATAACTTCATGTCGTTCACTTTTGGTAAGGATGAGTGGCTCGACTTTAGAAGGGTCATAAGAACAGGAACAGGCTATAGAGTCCCGGGAAGCAAACCTGAAGATAACCTGTTGTTGGACCCATCAGAAATGTGGTCCGCAAGGTATTTCGGAGTCGACAAAGTCTTTGAGCCACTAAACTTAGAAGAGTCTCATGAAATCAAAGTTGAGAATTACTTTAACATCCGAAGCTGGGAAGAATATAGAGATTTCTTAGCTGCCTCCAGAGGCTTTCCAATCAAGCGTCCATCCAAATCAATTCTTATAGGAGCACGGGCAAATGCCGCTTGTGGCGACTATTTAGAGGATGATGAAGGATAAACTTAAATTTAAAAAACTCTTAAATGAATTTAGGTCGCTAGAATACGAACATGAGTATAATAGCGAGATTTTAAAGGAAGTGGGTCAAACTTTTGAATCCGCTTGTAAGGATTGGTGTGAAAAAAATAATATTGATATTGACGTTCTAATGAAAAGAAAATTTGCACCATCGTCAAAAAATATTCCGACAAGCGACGACGGCTCAATACATGAGCCACAAAGAAAAACATCTAAACACAAAGACATATTCAGATCGATAGCTAAAAAGTTTCATCCAGACAAAATAAAAGAAAAAGACAAAGAAGAAGAGATGAAATCAGCATTTCAAAAAGCATCCTCAGCAATGCAAGAAGAGCAGTGGGGAGAACTCTTTGATGTTATAGATAAGTACGAAATAGAAATATCTGATTATGGCGAGGCAAACACATCTCTAGAGAAAGATATAGTTCGAATGCAAGATAAACTCAAAGTGCAAAAATCTACATTTACATGGCACTTTGGAAATTGCGATGGAGACGAACAGTGCATTGATTTTGTTATGAAAATGTACATGAAGCAAGTTTTAGGCTGGGATGAGTCCGAGCAATCTTAAGGTGGGCGATTTGGTCACTCACGCCTACAAAGGCGTGAACGACGAATATTCTGTAGGCATCGTCCTCTCGACTGAAAACACATTAGGTTTGGTAAAGGTTTCTTGGGCATCTGGTTTAGAAAGTTTTCATGTCCATTACATGCTTAAATGGCTCGCATAAACTATTTATGTTCGAAAGAGGGTCTGTTATGCAAATTACAAAAAGAGAACTACAGCAAATCATTAAAGAAGAGCTACAAGCTGTGCTTGATGAGAAGAGAAAAAAGAAGAAGCGTAAAAAAAAGAAGAAGAAGAAGAAGTCTAAAGGTAAGAAGGATGCTTGTTATTACAAGGTGAAGTCTCGCTATAAAGTTTGGCCATCTGCGTATGCTTCTGGTGCGCTTGTAAAATGCAGAAAGAAAGGTGCAAAAAATTGGGGCAATAAAAGCGAAGGTTTAGAGGAAGAGGTTACACCCGAAGAAGAAAAGGATCTGAAGAAAGTCTCTAAAGAGCTAGACAAAGCCTCAAAAACACACAAAGGCCAATCAGACAAAATTAAAAAGGCAATAGACTAATGAAAATCACTCACGAAGAACTAAGGCAGATCATCAAAGAAGAGCTGCAAGCCGTGCTTGATGAAAAGAAAAGGAAGAAACGAAAAAAGAAGAAAAGCAAGAAACGCAAAAAAGCTGGATCTGAATCAAGCAAAGAATCTTCATTGCGTGATTGGTTTGGTCGCAAAGGCGCCAAAGGAAAGAAGAAAGGGTGGGTTGACTGTAATGCACCTGACGGTAAAGGCGGTTACAAATCTTGTGGACGTTCAGGTGGAGAAAAACGAAAGAAATATCCCGCATGTCGACCAACCCCTGGTGCATGCAAAGAAAGAGGCAAGGGAAAATCATGGGGTAAAAAAGCAAAAAAACGAGGAAAAAAGAAATGAATTTAACACTAACAAAACTTAAAAAACTAATCAAAGAAGAGATGGTTCGTGAGAGCCAAAAAGCTCTTGGTATACCTCACGGGGTAGATCTCAAGAATAATCCTGAAGTGCTATACAGTGCCGCGATGAGCTTTATCGGAAAAAATCCAAACTTAGGCCCAAACTCTCCAAAAAGAGCCGAAGCCGAACTTTTAATGAAGATGCTAAGCAACACTATCCAAGGCGTAGTGCAACATAGTCAAATGGGTGCCGGAGATTCGGAAATGTTGCACTCTGGTGATATTGAGGGTTATATAGCATCTAGAGGTCACCAAACCACTCCGGAAG